AAATTTATTATCATTAAGTATAATGTCTCCATTTAAATCAAGAATATTTAATTCAATAAAGTCATTAGCTCTCCCAAATCTCCTTAATAATAATTTTGTAGGGATTTGACCTAAATCACTTTGACTAATTGTTTCTATAGATGTTTGATTTATTATCATTTTATGACGTTATGGAATTATAATTAGCTACTGTTACTTCCTTTATATAATCTAACATACGTTTAATATCTCTTGTTTCACCACCACTTGATCTTTTTTTAGTATCTGCTATCCACTCGCTATATGTTCTAATTTCTTGGTTTTGGCGAATATTACTAGATCCTCCTTTTTCATAAGCCTGGCCTGTATCTTTCCTTAATTGTTTTTGTTTATTTTCCTCAAATGGATCAGAACCGTCAGGAAGTTTTTTATTATCTTCAGCATATTTAGCTGTCTTTTTAAGACCCATTGTGTATAATAAACGATTATCATTTTTGCTCCAGTAAATAAATGGATCATTAACATTACCTATTTCAGCATCTGCTTGTATTTTAATTGCCTGATCCTCTATTTCTTCCGCAATGTCTTCATCTTCTCCTTCTATAGCTGCTGTTTGTAAATCTAATATTTGTTGGTTTAGGGCTTCAACTTGTTGGTTTAAATCTTCAATTTGTTCATCTTTAAAATCTACATAATCATTTACAAAATCCATACTTTCTCTAATAAGAGTTGAGTGGGAATTAATACCTTTTTGGGGTAAATCAAAAAATAATTTATGGTAATTTGCAAAAAATTTAGGTATATCTATTTCCTCATCTTTAGGTTTTAATTCACTTATAGAAACATCTACTTTTTTTCTAAAAGAATTTTGACTATAGATAATTTTCTGGAATTTTATATCTCCTAAAGCTGGAGATGGGGTTGGTTCAACTGCTTCTACAAAAGGTTTTTTCACTCTAGGGGATTTACCTCTAGGGGATTTACCTCTAGGTAGTCTACTTTTATTATTTGAAGTAGGAGGTGGTGGTGGGGTTGGATTATACGCCATAATTATGTTTTAACAACTTTAAAGTAATAATCATCATCATAAACTTGAATACCATCATTATTTTCATGTTTAAATAATAGTTTATAGTATCTCTCTTCTTGAAGACCTTGCATGTATAACTTAAAATGCATTCCTTCTGCGTCAGCGCTTAATTTAGATTCTTCACCAAAAGGAATTAATACATCTTCAGTAGCATAATCTACTAAAGAATAATAAGATTTACTTGTGAAATATTTAATATCTAAGAAATTTGAAGAAGTAACAAACTTTCGAGTTGGATAAAGTTCTCTAATATTTAATCTAAATTTATATTCTTCTGAGGTTCTAAATTTTTCTTTATTATTTCTTAATGTAACATATGTTTCACCGGTTTTAAGAATTTTACTATCTATTGCTGAGTTTGTGTCATATGATGAATCATCCCAAGATATATCTAAATATGGTGGAAAAATTGTATGAGTATCTACAGAAAAGAAATTTAATTCTCCATCATCTATAGCTGTATGTTCTTGTGAGTCTGCTCTTTTAATTAAGAATCCATTATTTGATATCCCGTTAGGGTAAGTAGAAGAGTATAAACTATTACTTATATGCTTTAAAATAGGAGCAGTTAAATCAAAAGATAAATCTAAATCATCTCCATAACCATAAGTTTTAGTTATTTCAAAACCTGATCCTGTGTACCATGTCCCTCCACCTGGAGAAGCTTCTATAAAACTTGATGTAACTCCAGTAGATAAACTTGCAGTGGCCCATTTGGTTCCTAAAGGATCATTTGAAATAGCGTCTGGGCTTCCATCTCTATATAACCATGAACATCCATCAGATATAGTTGGTATATTAGCAAATCTACCTGTTCCATTATTCCAACTACTTGATATAGGAAATACTTCTAAATTTTGGTTGATACTTAATTCTCTATGTTCAGTTTGGTAGAGATTTAAACTAGCTGAAAAATATTCACCAGTTACTGTGTTATTTATAACATCATCTATTTCAGATTGTTTAAATTGAATTAAAATCCTACTAGGGTAATAATTTAAATCAGTAGATGAGGGCTCATCTTTTAATGTTAAAATCTCATCAATACCTGTGTTAAGAATTTTTCTAGATGTGTGAGAATAAATAGTGGTATCCTTTTCTGGGAATATAAAATAATGTGCCATAGTGTTATGTTGTTACTCTACCAATTATATCAGTATTTGGGTATTTTAATTCAAATATACTAGGATCTAATGAGGGATATATGATATTATTTCTAAGAGCTGCGTCAAAATTATATTTAAATTTTGAATAGCCTACATTTTCACCAAATAAATTAGTAAATAATATACTATCTACTGTTTGGACTCCATTTATGTTGTATAATAAACCCGTTACATCACCTGCATTAATAGGTTCATTTATTTGCCAATTATTAATATTAAAAAATGACTTTAACTTATTTATTGCTGTTAAAAGAGTTCTATCATTTGAATATCCGCTTTTAACAGTAATATCAAATTCTATTTTAAAATTAATTACTGATGCTTCTTTAATATTAATAGCATCAGTTAACATTCTATATTGTTCTAAATAAGTTGCTAAATTAACTTTAGCAGCATATGATAAGGGAGTTAGTTTTTTATTATAATCATATCCTAAAGTATATAAATTTAAGGCATTAGGATTAGATATTCTTTTATTAGTATCAAGAGAGATTTGGGTATCTTGTGCTATGTATGCTTTAGCTACTTTACCAAATTGTGGGGGCATTGCTAATGCTCTAAAAATATAATCTTCTTTTGTTACAGTTCTTTTTTGAGCTGAAAAATTTGCAATTGCGTTTAATTTTATATCTTGTGCTGAATCTCCAGGACTCCCTCCTATAGCAGGTTTTGGGTTATTACAAGCTATTGATGATATTGCTGTGTTAAATACCGTAGAATTAGTTCCTCCCTTAGTAGGAAGAACAGTTAATGATCCTAATCTATTAATAGTATTAGCATTGGTATTTGAATTAGTACCTCCTCCAACTAAATATGTTACAGTCAAAGTTGTATTAGAAGGAACTTCACCATATGTTTTAGTAAATAAGAAATTAGAAGGGTCGTATGCCTTATCTAATAATGATCTACCATCATTAATTCCTAACCCTATGTTATCTGGGTTTGGGGTAATGGTTGTATCATCACCACTAGTAGATCCGGCACCAAATTGTATTTCTAATTTTTGGTTAGATTTAAATCTTGTAACAAATCTTTTAGCTACCTTTTTAGTTCTTAATAAGAAAGGGACCTGGTTTTGGTATTGTTTTAAAGTAGGGTCATTAACTTCTGTATTTGGTACTTCTTCAAATATTGTTTCTTGTGCTAAATAAGGGACTTCTGTGTATTCATTTCCATCAGAATCTATTATGGACTGGATTCTAATTATCTTAGAATCATTTAAAGTTAAAGTTTTAAATCTTTCAGCTGCTCCAATTGAAAATGTAGTTGTTTTTATTTCAGCACTAATAGCTTTAACTTTTTTCTTTAAAAGAAAATAATTAGGTTGAGTACCACTAACAGAATAAACTGTTTGTTCTGTGTTGTCAAATGAAGAGCTAAAAGCAAAATTTACATCATTTTGGGTAATATATGAGGTTCCACTATTATTGTTTGGTAAAAATGAGGAATTTTTTCTGATTCGTAAGGCGTAATCATAATCAGGTTCCCCACTACTATTAGCGGGGATTTGTTGAAATATTTCTAATTCAACTGAGGAAGGATTAGTAACAGCCGGTATATATCCTAAAGTATAAGCTAAAGCATATAAGTTTTCTCTTTCTTGGGCATATTGTAAAAATGTTTCTTGAACCTGAGCATCTGTGTAAAAAGATAATACATCCCCAATATATGATGCCATTTCAATAAACATAGTACCAGGACTTCCTTCAGAAAAATCATTAGCAGTATCCGGATAGTAAGATTCTGCTAGATTAATAAGGGCTCCCTTAAAATCAGTAAAGTCTTTATTAAGGTAATTTATTGTTTTATTATCGGATGTAGCGTTTGAATATGCCATTATTTATCATTAAAATTTTCATTAGTAAAACTTAAAGTTACTGAATCTTCTTCATCATTATTAATTAATGAATAATTAACGGTAACAAATAATTTATGTCCTGCAATTCCTCCATCTTTTAAGAATATATTTTTAATTTCTATTTCAGGTATATATTGTTGAACTTGGGGGGTTATTATAGATTTAAGGTCA